CATGATTTTATCATTGCCAAACCAAGTGTTTTTAGAAGCCCAATCTTGAGCTTTTTTACTTGGCTCAGTTGGTACTACATCTTGTTGAGTATATTTTGGCTCTTCTTTAACGCTATTTTTCTGTTCTTCTAGCTGTTTAAGTCTAGCTTCTCTATCAGCCATCTTAATTCTAGCTTTTTCTTTTTCAACAGATAATCTAGTTAACTCATCGTTAGCTTCCATAATTTTTTCAGCATCATTATTTTCAATAGCTTCTTTGAGTTTTCTTTTTACCTGTTCTCTTTGAGAATCAACTCTAGCGTCAAATTCTTTCAGATATTTTTCATCTGCAGAATCATATTTAGTTACAGAATCGTCATACTTTTTCTGTAAACCTTTTGCAAAATCCAAAGCAGCTTTTTCTCTTCTTTCAGCTTCTCTGTATTTTCTTGTTAGTTTGTCTATTCTCTTCCTTACAGATTCAGATACCTTAGTTAAATCATCTGGATCTTCTGTAGGTTGTGTTTGTTGTTTAGGTTCTTCGATCTCTTCAACAGCAACTTCTTCTTTTGGTTGCTCCTTGTCGTGATCTGTATAACCTAAGTCTACTTCACCAACATTTAAGTTGGCTTCTTTAGATTCTTCCTTTTGTTGTTCTTCAACTTTAACTTCTGTTTCTTTAACATCGTCTAAATCAAGTTCAACTTCAGGTTGTATCTTAGCTTGTTCTTGTGCATCAGCCATTTGATGTTTCCTCCTTAATATAAATGCAGAATATCTTCTGGTTTATCTATTGTTGCGATGATTTCATCATCGTTCAAAATACGGTGTTCACCATACTTTGTTTTGAATCTAGAACCGGCATATCTACCGTAGATTACAAATTGACCTTTCTTACACCAAGGACCTTTTGGAAATTTTTCTTTATCTTGATAACAAAGATCACCCATCTCAACGACTAAACCTACAACGGTTGTCATTTGAATAGTTTCACTTGCATTATCAGTAAGATAAATTCCACCTTTAGTTTTTTTAGGACCTGCATAAGGTCTAACTAAAAGTCTATATCCAACTGGTTTTGGTATTACTGAAAGATATTTTTCGATCCCTGCTGGATCAGTGGGTATCGGTGATTCTTTTGAATCAGGCGCGACACCATTATTTACTTTATTGACTCCAACTAAAGTGGAATCAGGTGTTATTATCGTCATCGACATTCTCCTCGTTTCTCTGCAGGTCTTTAAGATCCTGTAGCAGCGTTTCTAAAGCGCTGAGTTTCCCTCTAGAATACGATAGCCTGTCGATTGTGTCTACATGGTACACCAAATCCTCTTTGATTTGATCTATCCTTTTTTTGATAAAATGTTTTAATGATTGAACTGTATCTAAATCAAGATTCATTAAAATAACCGTATATTTTCTTAGTTATATCAGTTCTATGTGGATCATTTATTTTCCACAATGGGTTTGTTTCTTCTAAGCCTTTAAACCCTTCATTAAAAAATTTAAATTCTTTTTGTTCTGATGCTCTAGATATTGCTCTAGACATAAAAATATCTTCTCCATTAAATACCTTATCATATTCAGGCCAGAATTGTTTAGCATCTTGAATAACTGCAGGTAAGTACCAAGTATCAACCATCACGCCACACGTTAACAATATTGGAGCTGTATTTGTAGGTTGTTGTGGTTGTTTTTGATATTTATCATCATAAAACCATCTAGGGTGACAACCTGTTAATGGTTCTTGTTGTTCATATAATTTTTTTAATATAGATTCTTCATAAACCCAATCATCATCTTGAATAAAACAAAATCTATTTCTACAAGATAAAGCAAATGTATATCTTGATAATAAACCAAGATCAGAATCTTTCTTCATTGTAATAATTTTAATCTTGTCTGGTTTTTGATTAGTTTTAATTGGCGTCAAAGATACAACTAATATTTCATCTATGATGTCATAGTTTTGATAAGTCTTTAAGAGTGTATTTAAATTTTGTGTTCTAGTACAAAAGAAGCTAACACTTAACATATGCTGATTTTTTAGTTCCTGATCTATATAGTTTCCATTTAAGATGATTCATATATGCGTGAACTGTTTTCATATCAATTTTATCTATATCATCAAATACAATAAAACTGCCTTTATCCATTCTATCATCAAAAAAAGCTATTTCTTCAAATACCCATTTGATAGCATGTAATCCATCTAAATGAACAAGATCATATTTAGCTAATTTATATTTTTTACCTTCAACAAATAAAGGATATCCATCGTGAAATCTTTTAAAATATTCTGAAGATTCTAATTGAAGAAAGATAAAATTTTTGTCTTCATTATCGACAATTGCTTTCTGAAGATACCATCTTTTTTCATCCCCATAACGATAGTCAACTTTATTTTCTGAAAAATCTCGATCAGTATGTGTATAAGGAGCTGAACCAAAAGGATCAACACCGATGTGATAATGAAGAGCACCCATATGATGAGTTCTATAGGCATCAATAATACGTTTACTAGCTCCTCCTTCATGAACGCCAATTTCCAACGTAACCCCATATTTATTTCCTAAATTTTTTATGCATTCGTCAAATATATTTAAATCTTCTTGATGAGAACACCTATATTGATTCATAGGCTCTTATAACACTTTGAATATTAAATGCAACTACTTACGCTTGATTAAATCTGTAGCCTTAAGTCCGTAAACGCTCGCTATGACACCAACAAAAATTGTCTGGTACCAGAAAGGAAGTTGAGAAAAGTATTCGAAGAAGAGACGCATTTTTTCCATAGCTGTCGGGTCATCCGAAAAAACTGCCCAAGCTAATAAAACGATAGGAGCTGACAATAATAATAAAATAAATTCGTCCTTCCAGTCGGATTGTCTTGCTTCTAATAATTTACCGTTGTATTCCAATTCTCCACGAGCCTGCATTTCTGCATTTCTTAATGCAGCATCAGACATTGCTTGTTTCGTCTTTTGTTTGTTCGAGTACAGGTGGGCTCCAGTTTTTAGGGCCATTCCCAATAGATTGAACCACGGCATAATATTGTTCTTTTCTCCTTATACTTAAATAGGGTAGCATTTCCTCCATAAGGTGTAAAGCACGATAACCCTTAAGCCAAAACTTCCATGTTTGTTTTCTATTAGGATATAATTTTCTTTTAGCTATATTTGAATTTAAATTAAGATATCTTTGAAATCTTTTTACTATGTCAAAGTCAGACATAGTAACCTCCATTATCGCATAAGGTTTCCATTTACCTCTTTTATATGAGCCGAACCAACCTTCGCCTTCAAATACGCCTGCTAAAAATATTAATTGTTGTTTTTTAGAAAGTTGATCGAACATTAAAGATTTATAACAAATCTTTTATATAATCGCCACCTTTAATTATCTCACCACCACTAGATTTTTTATCTATTTTACCTGACCTTAATATTCTTAGTGCTTGTGATATTTGTGATTCATTAGACATAGTTACATCTACATCCTCTTTCATAATTTTATCAAACTTTTTATGAAGATCTGGTCTATTCTTTAAAACTCTTTTAGCAATTTGACTACCAACGTATTTAATTACTGACATTATCTAACACCTATAAATTTAAAACCTTTAATTTGTATTCCGTTGTTACCAGGATACGTATTTTTATTTGTTGTATCTCTATGAGGACACTTCATTCCACCTTCACCAAATTTTATCGGTGGAACTTGTGGGTTAGGTCCTTTCTTTGGTGGTGGTCCAAATTTTTTACCTATCATAATAAATCTTTATCTACGTTAGATGATATCACAACTTCTCCACCATCATCATAAGCTTTAAAACCAGATAAGAATGGATTAGGTGTTGATACAGGATTTTTAATTTGTGTTCCTGGTGTTTTACAAGGAGGTGTTGTTCCATCAGGACATAATTGTGTAGGTGTATTATCTCCTCCAGTTATATTAGGTGCTGTTGGTTTATAATCATATTTTGTTGTAAAAGAACCGCTAAGTCTAGCATTAGCTGTATCCTTTACAGTTTTAGGTGTAAGAGCCTGTTGAACGGGTTTAATAGCTTTTGAAGCAAGTGTTATTCCCATTGATGGTAAATCAAATAATTTAGCTGCACCTTGAGTTAATAAAGCTTTACCAATATTAACTAAATTAGAACCACCACTACCTGAATCTTTTGTAGTTGTTGTTTTAGATCCTGTAGTTTGCTGATTACTACCACCATCACTACCTTGATAAGAAGATTGAAAAGCATCAGCTGCTGCCTTACCTGATTCATACATACTACTAGATGTAGCAGCACTCATAAAATCTCCCGAATATGCTTTTTTAACTCCTTTTAATTTTCCAGAGTTCTCCATAGCATAGAAAACAGTTTTACCTTTTTTCTTTCCATACTGCTTCTCCATAGAAGCTAAAATTTTTTTACCTTTGGCGTTTAGCGACATTAGATCTCTCCTTTTGTATTCTTTCGTTCATATCCATTTTCTCCTCCGCAATTCTAATTCGTTCTGCAGCTTGATCTTCCGCAGATTCTAATTTCATTTTATCAAGGTCTATACGATCTTCAAACTCCATAGCTTTTCTTTCTATGTCTTGTTGAGTTTCCATAGCCTTTCTTTGCATATCCATAGCTTTTAAATCTAATTCTCTTTGTTTTAGTGCAACTAATGGATCTTCTTTTTGACCACCTGCTTCTTCTTGAGCTAACATCGTAGTTATCTCTGCAACCTTTTTAGCAACCATAGAATCAAATAAAATTTTAAATCCTTGAGGATCTGCTTGTGCTTGTGCTTGTAATTCAGGTGAATTTTGTACCATATCACCAATTTCACCGTGCGCTTTTAATGCAATGTGATCAGATATGTGTCCTTGTAGTAAAGCATAAACCATCGGATTAATTTGAACCATTCTTGTTGCCATAAATGCTCTATGAGCCATAATATGTGCATCGTGATCTTGTTCAGGGAACGCTTTTAACATCTGCATCTGTAATGATTTAGCATTTTCAGTTGCAGGATCTTCAGGTTGAGGCATTATTTCTGGTTTTAGTAATGCATCGATATTTTTTGTTCCTAAAGCTTCATAAACTCGTCTGTAAGCTTCTCTTAAGTTGTGCATTTGTGGATTTGAAGCTGCAATTTTTAAATTTTCGTTTGCTAAAGTTACTCTTTGTGCCATTGAGAATATATTTGGGTCTGCAACAGGAATAACATCAACTCTATCATCAAAATCTTGTAATTTTACGAACCTATCTGCGTTAGTTACTGCATATGGATACACTGGAGGTAAATAATCAGCAAAAACTTTTGCTAAAAGTCTAAATTCTTGCTTCATTGCATAGTAACATCGCTTGTGAATAGCACTCATAACCCTTGAACCACGCTCCAAGAGAGCAATTGTTGTTCCAACAGCTCTATTTTGAGCATCTTCACCTAATTGCATGTCTGCAATCGCTGCAAATCTTTGTCCAGCTTGTACTACGAAGCCTAAAAGTTGGAATAAAGTAGCACTTGGCTCTTTAAAAGGTAAAATTTGAAATTGATCTCTGATATTTCCACCGGGAGCATCAACATCTCTAAACTCTCCAGGTTGAAAAGGTTGGTCATCATCTCTAATTCTGATACCTCTAGACTTAAATCCAGCAGGTAAGTTTGCTAAAGTACCTGCATCAAGCAATTGTCTTAAGGCTTGAGTAGCAGATCGTGATAATCCACCTATCATATGAATTAAACCAAAGCCATAAAAGCCTAAACCAGGTAAAAATTTGTAATGTACGAAGTATTCTTTTCTTTGATAAGTGTCATCATCTTGATTATAGTTTCTATAAATAGATAAAACTTCTCCAGAACCTTCATCAATAGATACGATGTAAGGTAATTTAACTTCTTTCTCCGCATTTTCTTCTTGAAATTCATTTAAATTTAAATCGATATGCATTTCTAAAATATTATATTGATATTCTTTTTCTCCGGCAGGTTTTATACCTTCTAATTCGTTCAACTTGTCTTGTATTGGACTTTTTTCAGGTTGTTTAGGTAATAATTCTACATCTCTATAGAATCCTGCTTTTTGTTGTTTAAGCACATCATTCTCTGACATCTTAACAATGTGTGTAATTCTTTCACAATCTTTTAAATCTGTTGCATAATATGGAACAACTAAATCTTCAGCAGGTACAAATTTAGCAACTGCTCTTTGTTTAATTTCATCATAATAAATTTTTTTAAATGCAGATCCTGCTAATGGTAAATAAAATAATAATTGATCTGTATCTGGTGTGTACTCTTCCATTTGTTCCATCAGCATATAGTTCATAAAATCTTGAACTCGTTCAGCTTGTTGTGAAACTTCTTGTGTATCCGCACCTATAACTTGAGTTCTTACAGGTCCATCACTTGGTAATAATTCTTTGTATGCTTGTGCTTGAAATTGTGTAACAGCTTCTGACAAAAGAGGATGGGTAACACCGCTTGCACCTTGGAATGGTCTTGTATTGTTTACATATTTAAAACCAAGTAAGTCCAAACCTTGTGTGTAAGCTTGTTCCCAATCCCCTCTTGAAACTTTATCTTTCTTAAAATCTGAAATAAGTTCTTGAGCAATACGTCCGAGAGTTCTCTCGTCCATTTCATCTGCTAAGTTTCTGTAAAAGTCTTCTTCAGGTGATTCTTGTTCTTCAGGAACATCTTCACCTTCAAGTTCTACATCAACTTCTTCTTCCACTTCTTCAGTTTCAGGAAGTTCATTTTGTTTATCTACTTCAGCCATACTAACTTAGTTTTGTAGGTTTACTTCTTGCTAATTTATTTCCTCTAGCAATAACCATAGTACCGCTACTAGCTTTAATCATTTTACCTGTTTTAGCACCATAACCTTCTAGACCAAATTGTTCAGAAGATCTAGGTCCCATTTTAGGTAACATATCTCTAACTTTAGTTTTTGGATTAGTAGTAAAAATTTCCTCTTTTAAGAATTTTTTTGCTCTTCCTAATATACTGCTGTCAGCTGCTGCTTTTTTAGCTGCAATACCAGCTTCCATATTTTTTCTAGCACCCATTGCTAATGCAGTGTCGTTAGCCATTTCAGAACCAAGATCACCTGTATCAACTGCAGACGCAGCCATTTTAGCTTTATTCGCAGCACCAAGCATTTTAGCTCCTGCTACTCCTGCTAAACCTGCAATTAAGGCTTTTTTTAATTTTTTGCTTGCCATGATATATATCTCCTTTTTGTTATAACAGAATTATAATATCATGCAAATATATTTACGACTAGACCGCCTTCTTGGTAAGCTTTGAAAGGTTTAGTTTTCATCTCAGGAGTGATTTTTATACCAAAAGCTTTATAATATAGTCTTGGATCTCCTTCAGGAATCATATCAATATAAAACTTACTACTTTGATTTAATTGATCTAAATAAAGCTCTGCATCTTTTTTACTAGCAAAAGCTGCTCTATGATCTGATACATCATCAGGTTTTAAACCAAAGTCTTTTGCTTTTTCTGTTCCTCTAGTATCAATAACTTTAAAAGGTTTATTAACATCTGATTTAGCAACTTCAATAGTTTTAACCTCTGAATTGTATTGTCTTGCTAATTTTTTCATCACATTAGGAATAGTAGCTTCTTTTTTAGAATCTGTTAAATCTTTAATTAATTTTGTTGCTGATGTATCGGTTCTATCTTCTGGATCTCTCGTTACAACATTTTGTTTTCTTCCATAGTTTTTAAAACCTGCTTTTCCTGTGCTTGTTCCATAAAATTCTATGTCACCTAAAAATCTGTTTCTTCCACCATATGTTTTTAAATGATGTATTTGTTCAACAGGATTTATTACAACCCAATCCGCATCTCCTCTTTGAGCTGCTTGTTTAATTGTATTTTTAATAGCGTGCACTCCCCAGTTTTCTTTTCCATACAAAGGTAAGAATGGAATTGCATCTTGTTTTAAAGAAACATCTCTTTCGGTAATACTTGCTAAGTTTAATGTATTCTTTTTTACTTCATTAAAATCATTTTCTAAAGAATAATATTTTCTTATATCGTCTTTAGTCATATTACGACCTTTGTCTGTAATTTGTTTCATCTCATCTAATAAACCCTCTAGTTTTCTGTTTGATGAAAAAAACTCAACCTCTGCTCCAAATGGGTTTACAACTTTATCCCTTATTGGATTTTCTTTTTGTAATTTTTGATGGTAGTCTGATTGTATTTCATCAATTGAAATAATTCTTTGATTAGGATTTGCTCCTTGACGATATTGATATCTTACATGATAAATTTGATTAGGTAGAGAACTATAGTGCTTTTGATATCCTTCAGGTAATTCCATACCAAAAGGTAATTTTTCTGGATAATGAACTACCTCTTCGTGATAACTTAAACCACCGTGTTTTCTATAGTCTCCGTGACTACCATATCTAGGTAGTTTATTTTCTTGTGAAAATAAACTTGCTCTTCTCATTAAATTTTGATTAGCGTTTTGTATAGTTACTAATTCTTCAGCAAAAGAAGCAGGTACCTCAACACCTAGGTCTCTTAACTCTTTATCAATTTGACCTAATCGATTAAGCTGATTTTTAAATAAGCCTTCATTAAAAGAAGTATGTATACCTTGTCGTAAAGATTCTTCAGTGCCTCTTACAACATTCATTTGTTCTCTGTTATTTAAATTTCTAACAAAAGTAATTGCTTCTTTAATCTTTTCTTGTTTAGCTGCATCTCCAGCATAGTTAGCTTGTAGACTTAATAATTTAGATTCTAAATTGTAAGATGCATTTGTGATCTTACTACTCATATCTTGAACTTCATCAGCGAGTTTAGGATTAGTTGAGAAGCGTTTTGTAACAAGTTTATTAACAGGAGCTTTGTTTACAATATATAATAAATCCATTTTAGTTAATGGAAGATTCTTCTCATCAGCATATTTTAAAAAGCCACCTACGACTCGACCATCTTTGTCTAATTGCAATAAGTTAGAATCCCACAACTCATCTCTTTTAATACTTTGGTCAATCATTTTAAAATCAGGATTACCTGTTTTGAAATTACCTATACCTTTCGATTGAAAATCTCTAATCCAATCTTTAGGTTTTCTTGCCGTATCAATAGGGTGTCGTGCAATGAAATCCCATAATGAAGAACCTATACCATCTGTCTTAGTTCCACCAAACGATAGTGGATTATGATAAGCCATTTTTTTAAGTTCTTTAGATCTTTCCATAATAGCCATTGCTTCAGCTTGTTTTGCTGATTGCTTAACTAACTGTTGAGCTCGTTCTGTTCTGTTTGGAGCAACCGCTAAAATCCCTGAGACTTCATCAACAACTTCTTTACTGGGCGTTGGTTCGGGGAGCTTGGGTGGTTTAAGTTTGAGTGTTTTGTTAATGGCTCTAGCAATCGGGTTTCTAAGAGCCACGGCTCCGGCACCAGCTAAAGCGAGTCCTACGATTCCTTGCGTTGCAGAAGGTTCATATTTTTCTTTGTATTCAAAATCTGATGGAACAGAAGATGTTGGTTCTGTGTCACCTTTATTATTATATAGTTTTTGTAAAGATGATTCAGCCATTATAATAAATCCTTTATGTAATCTTTTACAGTTCCACCTTTAGAAAACTTTTTTGTTAATTTAATTTCAAATTGTTGATCCAAAGGTCCTTCTCCTTTAAAAGTATCTTTACCAAAAGGATGTGTAACATCAGCTCTACCTGAACCTTTGCCTATGTTTCCAGTAATTTTTAAATTAGTTGTATCAGTATCAATGATGTTATATTCACCTTTAACACCATAATATCTATTTTCTGTTTCGACTTTAACTTTAGGATTAGGATTAAAAGAACCTTTAGAAATATTTATATTAGGTCCTATTTTGAATTTAGATTTTTTATCGGACATTACTTAACTCCGATAAATTTTCCGCCCTTCACTGCTTTACCCATTCCGCCACAAGATAATTCTTGTACTTCAGGTGAGCCTTCTTTAGACATAGGAAGATCTTTAGTAGCATCATTAAGCTTTCTAAGATATTCTTCTTTTTTAATTTTAGCTCTCTTCTTATCCATTATTTACCTATTATAGTAAGTCCTTGATGTATTCAGCCATTCCGCCTGTAGCTTTTTTATCTACTTTCTTGTCTTCGTTTTTTAATTTTGATTTAGCATACTCGTAACCTGCTACAGCACCTAAACCAATTTTAGTGCCCGCATCAATAACTCTTCCGACAGGTGACTTTTTAAAAATCTTTTTAGCAACATCTGAAATTCTTGCTGGTTTGTCTTTTGGC